GGAGTTTTCCACCGCTGAAGGATTCGCACCCTTCTAGCGTCCCTCCAAGGGGGTTTACAATGACTTATATACAATGGAATAAGTCATCCCTCAGATAAAGGAGAGGAGGGTTTTCCAAGCCCTGATGAGTGTATTTTCTCCTCGAGAGAGAATTTACATTTCATCTATGCACTACCTAGGTTTAAGAGTTTGAACCTCGGTACTATTAAACTCGGCGCACTTTCATGCCCCAAGACTCCCTATAAAATTCTCAGGAGTGAGTTCCCATCATGGGTGCTTGGACCAGAGCCAACTCATGCTTCATACGAATGTGATTTATTCGATAAGTTTGAGCGTTCCGGCACCAAGACACCTGGGTTCCTATTTAAGGATGTTACATTCAAATTCCTTAATCATAGGAAGAATATTCAGATTATCTGAGTGCATAACCTCGTGGTAACAAGAAAAGTGCTAGTCTCAGTACTAGAGCTAGCCTTTTCTTTATACGCAGCGGGATGTCTAACGATCAAAGAGTTGAGACTTGTCTCACTCTTTTCTGTTAAGATTTATCTATTGGTCTTCTCGTTTGCGCGAGATCGCAATGATAAACGATCGTTAAGCAGTCTAAAACAGCTAGAACAGGAGTACAAGGGAGCTCTCGGATTTAAGGAAATACCAAGATGGCTTGAAAAAGCTACTCAAGGTAGACCTGTCCGACCTTTCCTTGAAAATCCTGTTCTGACACCATTGCTCACGTCAGTCTTCTCAATCAGGAAATCATTGTATTTTGTCGATATCGACTTTAATACTGAAATTCCTGAACAGGTCCGATGTATCTCTCCTCAGACGCTCCCTTTAGTCGGGGAGGACTTGTTGGATGAATACAGAGACTGTGTTTCCTCGTTCAAAGAGTATACTTCTTGGAAGACAACTCATTGAAGTCGGAAGCTTGGGAAGATTTTAGCAATTTATTCAGAGCCATATACCGGTCCCAAATGGGCGAGCCGAGGAGAGGGAATTCAATTCCCACCTCTTTGGACTTCATCCTATGGGGGTCCCTTTCAATGGTCTCGGTTAGCAACCGATCCAAAATCGAGGGCCACAAAAGACCTTGCAAGCCTTTTGTGGGGTACATATGGTTTCTGATACGGGGGAGGTGGTCTTGCTGGGTCACCTCCTGCAGACTCCTATAAAGGAGTTCGGTATCTGCAGGAGAACCCAGATGTACCTATAGTACTAGGGTACAATCCAACTCGCAAGGAGCTTCTTCGTCTTCTTAACGGAAGATTCAGATGACTCTTTGCGAAGAATGGCAGGACACTCCTCGGAAGCAGCATAGCCCCTCGAGGGAGACTAGCTGTACTTCGGGAAAAGGGTGGCAAGAATAGAATCTTCGCCATCCCTTCGGCATATACTCAGTATGCCTTGTATCCGGTTCACACCGTGATATTCAAGCTACTTGAGTTGTTGCCTCCAGACTTTACCCACGATCAAGGTAGCTTCCGAAGGAAAGTCTACCGGGGAGAATGGTCTAAACCATCCTGATCTTACGATCTAAAGTCTGCTACCGATTTATTTCCGATTGTCGTACAAGAAGCCGTTTTAGGCGAATTGTTTAACGATACCCGTTTTGCTAATTTGTGACGTAGGGCAATCACGAAGGGCCCCTGAACCTATACCGATGGCTCAGGGAAGTTAAGCCTTTGAGATTATACTCTAGGCCAACCCATGGGAGCATATTCCTCATGGGCTGTCTTTGCAATCTCACACCATGTTACAGTGTGAGTTGCAGCCCGACGTGCCAAGATCAAGATTAGTCACTGTATGCAATTGTATGCAATTGTTGGCGATGATATTATCATCTTTGATGAGAAACTAGCATTGGCTTATAAAGCCGTTGTTGCTGAGTTATCCATACCAATCTCTGAGAATAAGTCCATGATCCCATCTGAAAATAATCAGAACTGGGTGAAGGATTTCCTCTCAAAGACATACACTGCTAATGGTGTAGAGTTGTCCCGATTACCTTTTGCCCTTTTGGACTATGGTAAAGACGGTCGGATTATGTTTCTTAGTGAATACGTTTTCCGTTTACTCTCTAACCCCTCATTTTCTATTACCTCTGGTACTATAGATAAATGTAGGCTTGAATCTTTTGCGTTGTTCTTGAAGAGGCTCGGTGAGTCCTGG